TTCATTCTCAACTTCTAAATATTGTTCTTCAGATAAAATAGGAAGATCTACATCTAATGATATAATACTTGGGCCTAATCTATGCGTTCTTGCATAACCACCAGTACTAACAGATCTAGCAGACGGAGCGGCTCTATTTATTGATATGTCATTAGCATATTTGAATATTGAACTTGTTGCCATTATCTACTCCTTCCCCTTACACCTTGTGAATTTCTTTGAAACGTTCTATTTGCACCACCTACTTCAGCAGATGATTGTGATATTACAGCTTTAATTTGATCAATTGATCTTTGATCTACATTACCACTTATATTAATATTTGTTATACTAGTTGATCCCATTGCATTATCAGTTTTATTTCTAGGTATAACAACCTCTCCAGGCGTTAACATAGCGGGTACTCTATCAGTATATGGAGCACCACCAGGAACAATACCACCATCAGAAAATTTAAAGAAACTACCTATACTACCAAGTATATTTCCAAATCCTTTTCCACCACTAAACATTCCACCAATACTTTGCATTATCCCACTACCTTTAGATATAATAGTGTTCATTAGCTTAGATTGATTACCAACTTCAGCATTTAATTGTCTTTGTTTAATAATTTTTTGATCAGCAAATTGTATAAATAATCTTTCAATTAATAGTTCAGCAGATCTTTTAACTAGCATATCGGATATAGAAACAAAAACATTTTTAAATGCTGTTTTAGTTATTTCTAATAATGAGTTACCTTCTCTAATACCAGTTAACCAAGAATCACTAATAATTCCAGCAATTGCTTTAGATTCAATTCCTACAAAAGCTAATTTTTTTCTATATTCTTCTACAGCTCTATTCGTTGCTTCTTGTGCAGCCGTTCTTGCCTTAGCTTCATCACGGATCATAGCCCTGTTCATATTAAAAATACGTTCATTTATATCCATGTTTTTTTGAGCTATTGCATCTTGAACAGCTTTTGCTTCTGCTGCCATTTCTCTTTGAGGAGATGGTTTTTCATAAGAATCTCTTCTAGCTTTTGCTTGTGAAGTTAAAACATTTTCTTTTGCTAATTTTTCATATTTTTTAGCTAATCTATCAACACCTTGTGCTTGTTCATTTATAGCATTAGTTATATTTCTTATCTTTTTTTGATTTTCTTTACTATTACCTACACCAATTGCCTCTACAAATTGATACCATAATTTAGTAGCTTTAAGAATTGCTGATTTTAATTTTTCTTTTATAGTTATTATTAATTTACCAAAATCTACATTAAGTGCTAAAAGTGCTGTTCCTACAAGTGTGACAGCTTTTATAAAAAGACCTAAAGGATTTGCACTCATTACAAGATTTAAAATCCTTTGTTTAGCAGTTAATCCTACGGTCATAACCATAGCAGCTTTCATTCTTGCAGCGTATATAAATAATTGTGCAACAATACCTTGCAAAACTTTAGTAAATTTTAAAGCTATATATACTTTAGTAGCATCTACTAATATATCAAAATTATCTATTACTATTCTTATAGATTTTTCTATATTTTTAAAAGCTACTGCTAATTTTTCACCAATATTTTCTGCTAAGTTTTCAAAAAATTTTTGATTACCAGCTAATTCTGAATTTAAATCACTTATCTGTTGTTTTAAAGGTGCAAAAAATGATTTAGAAACAATACTTCTAAATTGAAAGTATTTATCCTGCACCATTGATACTTGTCCCGTAAGTGTATTAGCAAGTAATTTAGTTGCATTACCAAACTCACCACCTGGGCCAAATACTTCAAAAAATCTTTTTTTAGTTTCTTCAACTGATACTTTTACACCAGCTTCAAAACCTAACATTGCTCTAACACCACGCTCTCTGAATATATCAGCAGAAGCTATACCACCAGCAAATGATCTTTGTATTTGTGTTGCTGTTTGTTGAAAATCTAAACCTGTAGCTGCAGCAACGTTACCTGTAATTTCCATAATCTTAGATAAGTCTTTAGCATCTTCAGATATAACCGCAAGATTACCTGACCCCGCTGCAATTTCTTCTAGAGAAAAAGGAACTTTAGCTGCAAAAGCTGCTAAACTATCAAATGCTCTTCCACCTTCTTCTACAGAACCAAATAAAAGTTGAAATCTATTTTGTAGTTGTTCTACTTGATTACCCGCACTAAAAGTATCTGAAACAAATTTACCTAAACCTATAGTAGCTGCACCTATCCCCGCTGCAACACCTACTTTAAGTGCAGTACCTAACGCTGAAAATGCTCTTGAAGCATTAGCAGCACTAGCTTGTAATTTTTTTAATCTTGCATCTGCTACTCTAGCATTTGTTCCTACGTTTTTTAATTGATTAGACGCAGCCAGTATGGCTTTTTGTCCTAAGACATCTACATCAATTACAATTTTAGCGTTTGCCATTATTTATTTTTATTCCGTGTTAATATAATTTTTATATCTATACTCGGTTATTTATTAACGTATTCAACTTTTACGTTTTTAAAGTATTTACTAAAAGCAGATTCAATAAATTTCATGGGTGCTTGTTTAGAACTACCTTCGTTAAGTAATTGTATATATGTAACACCGTTAGTTACAAATATTTCACCTGGTTTATTTCTAGGAACTAATACTTGTATATTAGATGTAGGGTTATTTTCGCCTTTAGAATTATCAAAATATTGTTCTTTATAACCAATATACCAGCTATTTCTAGCTGCACCAGTATCTACAGGTGTCATTAGTTTAACATCTGCTAAAGCTTTTAATGATCTAGATCTTAATTCTTTTTCTGCAAATTTATCAACCCTATCATTCATAGCTACAGTTATACCAGTTAATCCAATAGTTTTTACACCAGCCATTATATTACCTTACCTTTATTAATACCCTTTTTAATTACATATTTTTGTGTACCATTAGCACCAATTTCTACTTCTTTTTTAAGATCTTTAAATAAAGTTTTTTGTTTTAAATCTTTTTTTGAATTTTTAATAAATTCTTCTAATTTTTTTGTATCTCTCATAAAAACCTTTCAAGACAGGCGGTTTTACCCGCCATATCTATTATGTTTTAGATTTTTTATTTACCATATTTTTTAATTCTTCGAACCCTAATTTTAATTTAATATTTTGATTTTCAGAACTATTTTCTAATAATTTTAAAGATGGAAATAAATCTTTTATCTTTAAAGGTTTAGTACCTTGATAAGTTGTTTGTGCTATTATAGCAGATCTATGATCTTCTCTCCAACCGTAAGGTCTTTGATTAAAATAAGAAACCCAACCAATGTATTCTTTAAATGACATATTATATATAGTATCTAAAGTTACACCTAGTTGATGGGCCATTTCATATTCTGCTAACTCTTCTTCCCCAACTCAGCACCACTATCGTCTTTAGCACCTAATCCATTGTATAAAAGTATTTGATTAGATAACTCTGTTAATGCTTGTATTGGAAATTGCTCAAAATCTTTATCTTTCATAGTTTCAGCACCAACTACAGTAGATTTAAAAATTGCACTTAACGTAGATACACCAGATAAATCATCTTTACTAGCGTCTAAAAGTTTTTGTAAATCTTTAACACCCTTAACTGTCAGTTGTTTTATTTCCACTTCCTGTTCCATGAACGGAACTTTCTTCTTTATGTCTATTATCTTTATGTGTTTCATTCTCTACCTCTTCTGGTTTTTTATATAAATGTTTATTATTTGATTCAAAGTCTTCCATTAATTTTCTAATTTTATGTAGAACATCTAATGTTTCAAAGACTTCAACTTTACTTGTAACATCTTTTAAACGCTCATACGTTTTTCTTATAGATGTATCAATTGCTTTTTTTATATGTAAAGAAGTTATTCTTAACACATAGTATTTATTAAACGGTTTATTATCATTCATTTTTTATCCTTATACTAATTGTATGCTGGGGCTTTTACACCCCAACATAAAAAATTTATTAATCAGTGAAAGGGCCAACGTAATCACCTTGAGTACTCATCGTAATAGTTGCCTGATTAGAATCAGTCAAGTTTGGAGATACTTCAAATGATGCAAATTGTCCTTTTACATAAAATGCTGCGTTATCGCCTGTTTCAGCGTTTTTAACATCTATCTGATAAACATATGTATTACCGTCTTGCACAAGTGATTGAATAGCATTATGCGAGCCAGGTACATAGTTTACTGTAAATTCCATAGTTGGAGCATCAGATTGTCCTTGAATTTGAGAACTAACTGATTGACCATAACTTGGTACATTTACAATATTAGCAGGTTTTCCAAAAGATGGAAACTCTCTTACATTAGTAACCGCAGTTGAACCATTAAAGTCACCACCACTAGCAATAAATGCTTGGTGAGTTGTGTCATTAGTTGGTAACGTAAAGTTATTATCCGCTTTGAATTTCAGACTAGTGAAAATTCCAGCACCTATATTTGATATTAGAGCCATTGTATTTTTCCTTTATATTTTTAGGTTAAATTGAAATGAAATTGACAGTATAATTCACGTTATATAAACCTGAATCTTTTGCGTCAATTCCGATGTTTGTTATAAAGCTATTAGTTGTTTGCAGATACCCAGAAATTTCTTTCCTATCTAACAAGCTTTTTAATATATCAGCAATTTCATAAGCACGTTTCATTCCTTGGCCTGCTGGCACAAAGATTTGACATACTACTTGTCCGTTAGCTGATACATCAGTATTAAAAGCAAGTTCGGATGAAAAAGGCAATACACTAACCCGCACCCATTCATCAGCGTTTAATTCGCCTTGATAGTTTGCAGGAAATGCTTTTATATTATGAGAAGTCCAAGTACTTGTAGTAAAAAGATTTTCTACAGAAGCCAATAATTGTGATATTGTTGCCATATTAAATCTCCCTTCCTACTTCAATACTTAGTAAGTAACCGTTATCTTCATATTTATTAATTGAATAAGTTTTACCGCCAAATATAACACTGTCATAATTGTCTAAAACTTTAGAATCAATATCAGTAGATTTTAACATTATATCCGCATTTAATCTTGGTTTATCATCATTAGTTTTATAACTTTTGCTGATAATACCTTTTACGGTAATTGGTGATGTGCTTGAACTATTTACAGTTTGTGTACCAAAATTGTAACCAGTAACGGTTACATTTGTAAACTGTATATCTTCAGCTAAATCTCCAACTAAACTAAATGCATTAGTGATGTTGTTATTAATAAGTGTTTTATAACTCATTAAGCACCTCCACTAACTCGGACACCTCTGTTATCGGTTGTTGATTCTTCATTGTAATATTTAGTTATGATAGTGATTACAGAATCTGGTAATTCTTTAAAATTATCAACTCCACTAGCAGTATCGAAGACAAGTCTTACGGCTCCTACTGTTAAGTCTTTAACTTTATTTTCACCAGATGCATTGCTTTCAGCTGTTTTCATATTACTTATTAAATGAAGTGCCAACTCATAAGTTGCCTTTTTGATATCTTCTGGAATTGTACCATGAGAAGTAGTAGATCTATCATCTTCTAAATCTGTATAGTAGCCTGACTTATTATCGTAATAAGTTATATCTCTAGGCCAAGATAAAGGATATGAGGCAGTAGGCGTAGCCGTTCCACCCCAATCCATATCATCGAGAATTCCAGTGGCTGTTACTAAAGCTTGTTCTACTAATGCATCTGAACTAAACCAAGTATCTGAATAAAGTCTATCATTAAAATAGTCATCAGATTCTTGTACAGTTACAAATGAATTAACTCCTTTTTGTAAAGCCATTATATTTCTCCGTATCTAATAGTTATAATAATTAACCGTGGAATATAGGGAATATACCCATTTGGTTAACATTAGTTGCATGAACTGTCCAGTTAGTTCCAAGTGCAAGGTCAGAATTTGCAGGGTATGCAGTTGCTGATCCAGCCCATGAGAAACCTTTTGGATGCATAATATTACCCCATCTTGAGATAATAGTTACTAGTCCACCACCGTTTCCAGCTAATTCATCTCTTTCAAGAGCAGTTGGATTCGTTTGTGCAATTTGACTATAATGCACAGCAGAAGCTTTTGCTAAGTAAGAAACTTTTACACCAGAAGTGATGTTTGCAGTTAATGATTGGTTGTTAACAATAAGTCTAATTTTACCACCAAGAATAGTATTGAAGTTAAAGTTACCATCAACAACAGGAGCAACGTCAAGAACGTTTTGTTTTCTCATAGTGTTGTAAGTAGCAGTATCAATTACTAAATAGTAGAAAGGCTCTTCGAATTCACCTTTAACAGCAGTGATGCCGTCTAAAAGTACATCAAAAAATGCAGATCTTTTATTTGCGTTAGTCTCTAAAGAGAATAAAGCATTTGGATTTGAACTAGAATCTGAACCAGTGTAGTAACCAAACGTTCCTACAGTTGCAGCAGCATCAGAAGCACCAACAGTAGTTGAACCCCAGATTTTATCAGCAACACCATTCATAATTGATCTTAATTGTAGGTCTTCTCTTCTTGCTCTTACTGAAGCAAATTGAGAACCTAAATAAGATAAACCGTCTACTTTAGAAATCAGTTTTTGAACTGATAATTCTTCAGCAGCAATATGGTCTATATTTTTGATATAGATTGCAGATTTGTTTGATACACCCATAGTGTTTAGGTTTTTGTCTGATGCAGTTTCATTTTGTTTATTGAAACCTGTAGGATCAGAAAAATCTAACCATCTTAATGTACCTGTGTAGTTTTCTCCTGAGTCAGTGATTCTTGCGTCAGAACCAACTAAAGCAGTAGAAGTTAATAACGCTGCGTCTGCTCTATCTGCTTGTGCATAAGCAGAAATAGCTTTAGCTATGTTATTAAAATTTGAACTTGTTACAGCCATTGTATTTTCCTTTTATTATTTATGTAACATAATTGTTACGGTTATTATTATAAAAGATTTGATCTATTCAGACCATTCACCGTCAACTTTAATGTTACCTTTTTCAATATTTGAAAGAAGTTCATCAGTTGACATCTC